CTATTCTTTTATCTCTGGGAAACAGGCAGGATCAGTCCCGTCTGCATATCTAGCAATAAACTCAATCTTCTTCCATACAGAAAGAGAATTAGTTCTCATTGTCCTTTCAGATAACCACTCAAACTTCTCACAAGCGAGAAGCATTTTTGGTTCTGGTTGGGCGAGTGCCAGGAAAAGAGGTAAAATCATAGGATGAACGTAAGGGTATTATACCCCGTTATTGATATTTAGTCAATCGACCCTACAGACCCAAAATTTTGCCGGGATTTTTTCCGACGATTCCGGGAAACAAAGATCACTTTTGGTTTAGCTTCTTAATCTCAAACAAAGATGACTTGTGATATTTTTTTATCTTCTTATACTCCTTGATGATCTTATCAATCTCTTTATTAGGAATTCTTACAGTGAGGTCTTTATTGTCATCCGAACCAACAAATCCGAGTCCAGATTTTCTTTCTTCGTCTTTCATATCAACGAACTCATTAATGTTCTCTTGGATCTCATTACGAATCAGTTGATTTATTTGATCTCTAAGATTTTCCTCATTCATTTCTTTTTCTTTTTTTCGTTTGGTTTATAACCCCACATCTTAGGGTTCACTGTTCCCTCAGTCCACTTAAGTCCTCTTACATCACGATACTTATCCCAATACTGGTCAAAAATATCTGATTGGAGACCCTGAACAACATCATATTTTTGTTCTCCATTGTCTCCATAGGTAATCAGATAAGAATCTCGTGGAAGACTCTTATCATTGGCGGCAGAAGGATCGCAATCTACATTAATGATATTGATTCCCTTACCCACGATTCCCCCATACGATTTGAGGAAATGCTTCGGAAACAACTTCCTTTGTAATGTTGTATTTGTCGGAAAGTTTTTTATCTTTTACAAGACAAACAACCTCTGCTTCCAGTGGGTGCAGACCTTCCAAGAGATTGATAAACATGGTCTCTCTACGAATAGAAGTCAGACCATTATTGCCACCCCTGATGAAGTGATAGAAGTGCTTACACTCTCTGCGAAGAGTGGTCTTACCATCAGTATCAGATGCTCCCATTGAGAAAGAGCCTACCTCATACATTCTACGGACTTCTTCCGTAATCTTTGTAGAAAGAGTTCCACTTTGAGTTGTCTGTTCGGCATAACCAGAATAAGGAACTGGTCCATCTGGAAGTGCAGACTGAATCGACTCATCAAAGTTCCAGATCAAAAGCATTCTCAGAGCATCATGATTATACTTTTGGAGAACTTCTACTTTCTTTGCTTTTGATCTCTGCTTTGATGCAAGATCAAAGATCTCAAAAATGAGTGGATTGTTTGGAAGATCTAGACTTTGTGTGGCAGGTTTTCTTGTTGTCTTTGCCTTACTCGTCGTCTTCGTCGCTGGTGTCTTCGTAGTCATGATAGTTGTCAAAATTAAATGCAATTACTTCGTCAGGTATCAGGTTACCTTGCCCGTCAAACATCTCTGGGTGAGGTCTTGGTACTTCCCGATAATTCATCATGTATTCTCTGGCAGTCCAACCAACCAACAGTCCCACAATTAGAAATAAAACGGTCAGAAATGAGCCAAATACTAAACTAATTGCTAACATTTTTCTTTCTCCGGGAAATTACTTTTCTTTTCCTTGACTTAAAGGAAAACTCGAAATAGATGGTGACTTCCCGATTTAGAAAGCAAACCATCTTCTCAAAGATGATGTGAAATGGTTGAGTCTGCTTTCTTTTACCTCCATTAAGAATAAAATCAACGCCACGGTTTCTGTGGTCTTCTGATTTATTTATGTTATTCTCAGACGAGTTGATGTTCCTTGAGGAATTTGATTGTGTCAACGGAACCTCCCAACTTTTTATCATCACAAATCACTTGAGGAAAAGTAGAACCTTTCCCAAATTCAGCATAGAACTCTTCTTTCGTAAAGTCCTCACCGAGATTATAAACCACATAGTTGCTATTTGTCAATTCCAATACCTGTTTGACTTTATAGCAGTATGGGCAGTTGTCTTTTGAGTATACTGTGAAATTCATGATGGTAAAAAATACGAATAATTTTAAATATAAAAAAATAAGGGAAATAAATTTCCCTCATATTATATCACAAAATGGAAAACTCTACTAAAATCAGAGTGCGTGAAGTGCCGTTGTTGCTTCAGTGTACTTAGTTTCTGCCAGTGCATTCTTGGTTGCAGCAGCATCAGCATCACCACTCATCTCTGCTTCCATTGCTTCCTGTCGTGCAGCAAATGATTCATCAAGAGGAGTCTTAACAGAATTAAACTGTTCTTCAGTCAGTTCAATGACAGCATTCTTAGAACCTACAGTAATCGTAGAAATTTCAGTACTATCAGGAACTTCAGAAAGGCAAACATCAACACCATCAGAATCGCGCATCCAAATCTTAACACCAAGACCAGGATAGTCTGCTTCTGGGTGATGCTGCTCTACTTCATTTGATGTGGTCAACCAGTTACCATTCTTCTTCCAATAATGTTTTAAATATTTTGTCATTTTCTTGAAATAGTTTTCAAATATTTATACTATACATCCGTTTATGAACATCATATCAAGATTAGAATTTTTGTAAAATTCTTTTGCATCTTCTTCGGTTTCAAGGATAGGTTGCCCATTTCCATTCAAACTCGTATTGAGTAAGACTGGGACATCTGTCAGATTGCCAAATGCCTTGATAATTTCATAGTAGTGTGGATTGGTTTGCCTATTCACTGTCTGGAATCTAGCAGATCCATCAATGTGAGTGACTGCTGGTATCTTTTCTGGATGCTTGACCTGTGCGGTATAAAGCATATAAGGACTTGGTATTGGGAAATCAAACCAGTCTTGATAACACTCTTCCAATGTAACAGGAGCAAAGGGACGGAACCATTCCCTATTCTTTACAACGTGATTGATTAGTTCACGGTTATGAAAGTTTCTTGGGTCAGCAAGAATAGAACGATTGCCCAGTGCTCTTGGTCCAAACTCAGATCTACCCTGAAAGAATCCAATGATCTTACCATCGGCAAGTTGCTTTGCTATGTATTCATAGTCTGGTGTTTGAGACTGATATTCTCTACCAGTATAGCACAGGTCTTTCTGCTGATAATCGTGTCTTGATTCTCCAAGAATATGATGTGCAACATAGAGTGCAGACCCAACAGAGGTTCCATCATCACCACAGGCAGGAAAATGGTGAACATTCTTGAACTTAGAGTGCATCACAACCTTAGAGTTTGCATTACAATTCAAGAATGAACCACCAGACAAACAAAGATTATCTGTCTTGTTATCAATCTCACTCAATACATTCAGAACTTTTTTCTCAAATAAATCCTGGACAGATGCTGCCACATTCATCTTATGTTTGATATCATCAGTGTAAGATTGATAATCAAAATCAAAAGGTGTTCCATAAGATGCCAGTCCCATTGTCGTTCCTGCCTTATGAAGTGCAGGTCCAAGTCCCAACTTCTCGGTTACTTCACCATACAATACTCCGACCATTTCTGCTGGACAGTACATTGCTTTGAGATTCTTTCCTCTTCCATATGCCACCAGAGAGTTTGCTTCAGGTTTTCCCATACTACAGTCCATACTAAAACAGTATGCTTCATCATAAGGACTTGTGTAGTATGCAGAAGCACAATGAGATAGGTGATGAGGGATAATATAGCACTTAAACTCTTTGCCTTGAATGACTATCTTATCTACCAGACACTGATTACCAAAGACTTCTTGCTTAAAATCATTTGTGGCAACACAATCAATATCATCAAGTGTTATACAACAAGAATCTAAAACGTAATTAATGATATCATCCGTGAATCCTTGTTGTTTCTTAATCTTAGAAATTCTTTCTGTTGCAATGGCAAACTCCAACCTACCATCTTTAACAAGGCACACGGATCCATCGTGTCCAAAATTCAATCCCAAAATGTTTGCCATAATTTAAATTACATGAACTCCATACTGTTGAGACAACTGAGTATTAATCTCATCCATACTTGGTTGTCCTTTTACCGTAGCCCAGGTCACAATACTATATCTTTTTCCTCTAGTTACTGGTTCTACTCCGTGCACATACTGATGATTAGAAGGAAAACAAACCATCATACCTGGTTCGGGTCTAACTCTAACTTTAAGTTCTGGAAATACAAAATCACCACCCTCAAAATCATCATTTAGATAGAATACCATGGAGATGTCTCTGTCGGTAGACTTCTTCCAGATTTTTTCTCCTCTTGGTGTGACCCAAATACTTTCACCATCAATATGAGGTTTATAGTGACCTCCAATACCATCAGAAAGCACTTGTGGTATTTCACTACTATGAACTTCACACTGATAGAAAGGATTGATGATTTCTTTTACGGCATGACGAAGAAGTTGCTCAATCTTGGGAAATAAATTTCCCATAGGGACAATCTGAGTATCTCTGGTTTGTTTATCTACAATCCAAGATGTTTGTCCTGTCGCATTTGTTTTGTCTGGATCAAAAACAGAAAGATCTTCTGCTGATGATGTCTTAATGTGATTTACCAGTTCCTGAAGACCTTGTGGATTGATGACATTAGGACGAATAAGAACATAAGATAAAGGATTATCAATCATAATCTAAGTTATTTTGAGTATTTATTAGTATACTAATCCATTTGTTGACGAAACTGCTGCTAAACCAAGTCTAGCAAGACTTAGTGGTCCTTTAGGTGATGCTGTTGCTGTATCATTAGAGTAATCTATACGGTCTACTGATGATGTATCGTTAAAACTACTATCTTCACCACCACCAAAGTAACCAAAGGAACTATTGCCGGTTGCTGCTAAGTATGTTCTAGCATCACTTAATGGTCCCTTTGGAGAAGCAGTAGCAGTATCATTAGAATAATCTATACGGTCTACTGTTGATTTATATGGAGAAGGACTACCACCACCAAAGTAACCAAAAGAACTATTACCTGTTGCTGCTAGAGAATATCTGGCAGAACTTAATGAACCTCTAACTGATACTGATGCGGTATCGTTTGAGTAGTCAATACGGTCTACTCTTGATCTTGTAGCATATGGAGTTCCGCCAGCACCACCACCAAAGTAGCCAAAGTCCTGATTACCTGTTGCTGCTTGCGGTAAGTAATTAGGAGATGATAAGTAGGTTCTAGTCACTGCTGTTGCGGTGTCACTAGAATAATCAATACGTTGCACACCCCCAACAGATAGTAATGGTGAATAACTAAAGAAACCACTACCAAAGTATCCAAAATCACTATTACCTGTTGCTGATAAACTATATACAGCAGTATTTAATCGTCCCTTAGGTGATGCTGTTGCAGTGTCATTTAAGTAGTCTATACGATCAATACTAGATCGTATAGACGGATTGCTAAGGTTTGCCAGACCGCCACCAAAGTAACCATAATATTTGTTACCTGTTGCTGCCAAGAATCCTCTAGCACTAACTAGTGGTCCCTTAGACGAAGTAGTAACAGTATCATTAGAAAAATTTATACGGTTTACTGTTGCAACAGCAGGATAACCACCACCAAAATATCCAAATGGAATATATTGTATTGGTGTGTTTAATGTTGGAGCTTCTGATACGGGAAGTGCATTGGCTCTGAGACTTGATGCTGCTAAGAAATATCTAGCAAGACTTAATGGTCCTTTTGCTGGTGCTGTTGCAGTGTCATTAGAATAATCTATACGATCTACTGTTGAAAATATTGGAGAAGAAATACCACCACCAAAGTAACCAAAAGAACTGTTTCCTGTTGCTGCTAAGTTTCTTCTAGCCCGACTTAATGGTCCCTTAAGTGATGCTGTAGCAGTATCATTAGAATAATCTATGCGATCTACTATTGATGTTGAACCAGGACCACCACCACCAAAATATCCAAAGTTGGAATTACCCGTTGCTGCTGCACCATACCTAGCAGCACTCAATGGTCCTTTAGGTGATGTTGTTGCAGTATCATTAGCATAATCTATACGGTCTATTAAATCTATTGGACTAGTAGTAAAACCACCACCAAAGTAACCAAAGGAACTATTACCTGTTGCTGTAAAGGTTCGTCTAGCAGAACTCAATGGTCCTTTAGGTGATGCTGTTGCAGTATCATTAGCATAATCTATACGGTCTACTAATGATAGATTAGTGCCATTATATCCACCACCAAAATAACCATAAGAACTATTACCTGTTGCTGCTAAAATATGTCTAGAAAAACTTAATGGACCTTTAACTGCTGCAGTAGCAGTATCATTAGAATAATCTATACGGTCTACTCTTGATAATGGACCAGGAGAACCACCACCAAAGTAACCATAAGAACTATTACTAGTTGCTGCCAAGTATCCTCTAACAAGACTTAATGGACCCTTAGGTGATGCTGTTGCGGTATCATTGGAGTAATCAATACGGTCTACTCTTGATAATGGACCAGGAGCACCACCACCAAAGTAACCAGTTTGGGCGGTTTCATAATTTCCAGTAACAAGATTGATTGCTGGAAATGTATTTGGAACAGTAAGAGTATCATTAACTCCACCATCAGTTCCACTTACTCCTCCCAAACCATATCTAGCAGCAGTTAATGAACCCTTTGGTGATGCTGTTGCAGTATCATTGGAATAATCTATACGAGATACTGTTGCTGTTGTACTAGGAGTTTGACCACCACCAAAGTAACCAAAAGATTTATTACCTGTTGCTCCTGAGTTAAATCTAGGAAAATTTAGGTTTCCCTTAGGTGATGCTGTTGCAGTATCATTAGAATAGGATACACGATCTACTGATGACAATGGTGCAGGCCACTTTTGACCACCCCCAAAGTAACCAAAAGATTCATTACCTGTTGCTGCGAAGTAATATCTAGTAGCAGTTAATGGTCCCCTTGCTGGCATTGATAAAGTGTCACTGGCATAATTTAGACGATATATATTTGTAAATGCACCTGTACCCCATCTAATACCACCACCAAAGTAACCAAAGGAAGCATTACCCGTTGCTGCAAGAGCCATTCTTGGAGCAGGCAATGGTCCTCTAGAAAAAGTTGTTGAGGTGTCATTCGCGTAACTTAATCGATATGTTCTGGATGATCCTGGCGTCGGAGCACCTCCACTAAAATAACCATAAGTATCATTACCTGTTGCTGCTAAGTGATATCTAGCAGCACCCAATGGACCTTTTGCTACTGCTGTCTCAGTATCATTGGAGTAATCTATACGGTCTATTCTTGATTGTACCGGAGGAAAACCACCACCAAAATAACCATAAGATTTATTACCTACGGTTGCTAAGTGAAATCTAGCAGCACTTAATGGTCCTTTAGGTGATGCTATTGATGTATCATTGGAGTAATCTATACGATCTACTCTTGATGATAAACTAGGACCACCACCACCAAAGTAAGCATAATCCCAAGTAATATTCATAGTGGGATTAAATAACCACACATCACTCTTCACAGACCAGTTATTACTCAACTGCTCTTCATAAACTTGCTTTAAACGAAATATCCCTCTTGGACTAGGCATTTTGTATTAACAACTTCTGATATAGCATTGAGTTATTTATTTGTGTCCCAAAACCATTACCATAAGAATGCCAGTAATCGGCACGAAAAATCACACAACGATTATACTTCACAAATATATTCGCATACTCTTCCCACTCATCCATATCATTCACATCAAAAGACTTGACAATATCATCAATATTCTGCCAACCATTGATTTGACAGGCATATTCATTTGGAAAACTATCAAGTCCTGTTTTCTTATGTCTATAAAAACTCAGCCCTTTTTTCATCACACAATCGGGTGGCATCGTTAGATAAACCACCGCAATCCAATCACAAGCAGTATTCGCAGTAATTGGATTTGCGCTATTCTCAAATGTCACTTCATTAAATGCTTCTACGATTTCCACAGGACGACTCAAAATATAAGAAAGTTTTTGAGTCGTTTCTTCGGTTATCATACACTGTTTACTAAAGAAACTTTGATGATACTGATGTGCTACATCATAGAAGTCATCAATAATCATAAATTTTTGATTCATCAGTTACCTTCCAGTTTCTTCTGCTCCTCAGTGCTACCAGTAATCATACCCAGATTTTCACCAGTGACTTCTTGAATACCAGTAAGAACCTTTTTCTGTAGGTCATTGAGGAATTCCATCTTACCTTGAGGACTCTCCAGAACTCTGTTCAAAGGCAGATACCCTTCGGGCAATTCATTCCTCTTATCCACAATCGCAGGTGCAGAAGCACGACGCATACTGTGAAGGTTACCGATAGAAATACCAGTCTGTGCCGCTACCATTTCGTCCATTGCCTGATCAGCAAAACGACGCTCCCAATACAGAGCATCACCTTCCAGGAACTGCTCTCTACTGACTGGTTTACCACCATTTTCTTCTACAAGTTTGGCAAGAATCTTATCCAGATGCTCCATTTGATGAAGGCGATCACGGATTTCCAACTCACAAGACTTCAGATAGTGAGTCAGTGCCAGTTCATCCAGATCAAACCAACAAAGTTTCTTTGATCCACCACCAGGACCAGACTCTTCCCAGAAAATTGGTTGACTTCTATCTTGATCTTTCCACTTATACTCAAACTCACGGACTTTTTCTTTCATCTCAATGAGTTTATACATATAACCTTCTGCCATCTGACGACGAGACTTCAGAGTGTTCTCAAAGGCAACGGGAAGTGTATGAGTATCAAGCAGTGCAAACTTCTCTAACTGGAAGTTAGTTCTACCCTGTGCAAGTTCTTTATCACTCTCTTCCCACTTCAGAACATTCTCAAATGCCTTACGAAGATACTCCTCATCCATCACTGCCTGCTCAGAAGTGACTGGAGTATAAGACAGTGCAGTGTTTTCGTTAGTCATAGGTTCTCCACTAGTAATTTGTGTAATCAGTTTTTTCCATTGTTGTGCCACTTTCTTCCAATCACACTTTTGTGAAATATGATTGGAAAGTGATTTTGAGATCTGATTATAATATGTTCTGTCCCTGTCAAAATAATCTAGAGCAGTACAACAAATCTCCGCAAATGTATTTAGGAAGTTCTCTGTAACTTCATATCCTTTTGGTGTGCGGTTACCTTCAATCGGCACAACAGATGCAAAGTTTTCGCCTGCAACTTCTTGTAGTGCTCCGATGTTTGTAATGATTGGATAACAACCAGACTTCATTGCCTCAGTCATTGCAACACAGAAGGTTTCTTCCCAGATATTAGGATGAATAAAGAATGCAGCATCTTGATAATGCTTTACTAATTCTTCCTGGTCTACTGCCTGTGAGTATTCTACATTTGGAAGAGTTTTCAGTTCTTCATACAATTCAATATAAGGATCATTAGATGGACCATAAAGAGACATTGATGAAAAGATTTTAAACTTTGCATCAGGATGTCGTGTATGAATACGACGAATGATTGCAGGAAGAAGTTCTAGACCTTTATAAGGAATAGAAGTATGAATAAAAGTCTTTGTTTTGTTTTCAGAATAGGTGAAGATGTCACTCACACCATTTGAAATCACCGTAATTTTATTCTTTGGAACCTTATGAAACTTGAT